TCAAGCTAACAACATCAACCTTATGGTTTCAGGTTCAACTGCTAACACAGCTGAATCTTATTCACATAATAAATTGTTGTCAGTTTTAGCACCAACAAGACTTTCAATAGGTGTAGGAGAATTTACAAGTTCAGTAAAAACTACTGAAAATGTAACAGGTTCATTTACATTAGCCGTAACTTCATCAACTGGTAATTTAGAGAAAACAATTTCTTTTAACACTTCAAGTGCACTTTACATTGATAAAGTTTTATCTAGTGACCCACAAAACAATTCTGAACCAGTATATTTGTATAAAAACTTTAAATCATTTCACGGAGATATCATCAATAAACTAACAGGTAGTTTTACAACAGCTTCAAATGAAACTGTTGGGTTAAACCTTTCAGACGGAGCAACAGCTTTCAATTCTGACGGAACAGCCGCTACTTGGACAGGTAATTCTGACTATCAGTATGCAAGAACACCTTACATACAATCACAGAATATTGGTGGTTCTAGGTCTAATTTGTTCAGAGTTTACACTCGTTCACACGGAAGTAATGTAAATGAACACTTCAAAATCAATATCTTAAATGTAAAAGATGCTGGTAGTGTTGCTGGTTCTGATTACGGAACTTTCTCATTACAAGTGCGTTCAGTAAACTTTAATAACGACTCAAGTAGACTTGGAAATGATTCAGTAATGGAACAATTTGACAATTTAACATTTGACCCAAGTTCAACAAATTATTTTGCAAGAGCAATTGGTGATAGACACACATCTATTGACTCAAATGGTAAATTAACTTTTTATGGTGATTATCCAAACAAAAGTAAACACATTAGAGTAGGAGATTTTTCTAATTTAGAAACTTTCCCAACTACTGTGGTGCCTTTTGGATTCAATAAACTATATGTTCCTTTCTTATCAACACAAGTAGCCGCTACACAAATTGTAACAGCTTCATTTAAATCAAATCAAAGTTCATCAGTATCAGACTTTGACCAAAATACATTTTATGGGTTTGACTTTGGTAATCTCAATAATAGAGAATACCTATCACCAATCCCATCAACTGCCGCAGTAGGTAGTAATGTAACAATGTCATTGGAAAATATGTTAGGTTCTGACGGAGCTACATCAGTAGCATCAACTTTCGCAGACCAAACAGAATTGATAACACTTTCTAATTCAGCAATAGAACAAAGAAAGTTCTCAGTTCCTTTCCAATGGGGATTTGATGGTCAAAATCCAGCAACTCATTATGCTGTTGGAACAGACATTGCAGGTTCAAACACACAAGGATTTAACTTAAACACTTCAGCAGATAGTGGTTCTATTGTTTACAAGAGAGCTATTAACGCAGTAAGTAATCCTGACGAGTTTGATATCAATATGATGGTATTACCTGGTGTAATTCACGGAACTCACTCAACAGTAACTAATCACGCAATCAATAAAGTAGAAGATAGAGCGGATACTTTCCTTATCCTTGACGCTGCTAAGTATGGTGATTCAGTAGATACTGTAACAAGTAATATAAGTTCACTGGATTCAAACTTTACAGCAACTTATTACCCTTGGGTAAAAGTCATAGACGAAAATACTAACAGACCAACTTGGGTGCCACCTTCAGTTGTTTTACCTGGTGTCATTGCATTCAATGACGAGGTAGCTTTTGAATGGTTCGCTCCAGCAGGTCTAAATCGTGGTGGTTTAGCAGATGTTGTTGAAGCACAAACAAGACTAACTCATAGTGAAAGAGATAAGTTGTATGAAAATAGAGTTAACCCAATCGCTACTTTCCCTGGACAAGGTGTTGTAGTATTTGGACAAAAAACTCTTCAAGGAAAACCAAGTGCATTAGACAGAGTAAATGTGAGAAGATTATTGATTTCTTTAAAGAAATTTATCGCATCAACTTCTCGTTTCTTAGTATTTGAACAGAACACAACAGCAACAAGAAATCGTTTCTTAAATGTTGTTAATCCTTTCTTAGAGGATGTTCAGTCAAATAGTGGTTTAAGTGCATTTAGAGTGGTTATGGATGATACAAATAACACTCCTGACGAAATCGACAGAAATCGTTTAATAGGACAGATATTTATTCAACCTACACGAACAGCAGAGTTTATAGTATTAGACTTTGTAGTTCAACCAACAGGTGCTACATTCCCTGAATAATAGTTAAATAAAGAAAAAGCCCCACTTTTTAGTGGGGTTTTTTTTAGCACATAAAACTTCTAAAAAACTTTCAAAACATAATGAAATATATTTAATCATTTTTTCGGTTTCGTTATATTTATTACTGAATATGAAACACGGAGATTTATAATGGCTGAACTATTAGACCCATCAGAGATTATGTTTACACCTTTTGAACCTAAAACACAGAATAGGTTCATTATGTATATTGAAGGTATACCAGCCTTCACAATCAAAGCAATGAATAGACCTTCTATTCAGTTTGATGAAGTGGTATTAGAACATATTAATGTTAAAAGATATGTTAAAGGTAAAGGTGCATGGCAACCATTAGAAATCACCTTATATGACCCAGTAGTTCCATCAGCCGCTCAAGGAGTAATGGAGTGGATTAGAGAACATCACGAATCAGTAACAGGTCGTCAAGGTTATTCTGACTTCTACAAAAAAGATATTACTTTTAATTTATTAGGACCAGTCGGAGACATTGTTGAAGAGTGGACTTTAAAAGGAACTTACATTGAAGCAGCTAACTTCGGAGCATTAGACTACGCAACATCAGACCCAGTTGAAATTGCATTAACTCTAAAATATGATTATGCAATCTTACAATTCTAAGGATAGAATATGAGTTATCAAACACCTAAATTTAGTAAAATTACAAAAGTAACAGCTAAAGATTTTTATGCAACAGGTTCTGAAAAAGGAGCGAGTGGATTTTTCGTTTCTGGTTCCAACATTGTTCCATCAGGTTCTGATTCAGTATTGACAACAGCTCACGGAGAGTCAGTAGCCGCTACAGAATTTAAACCAGACACGGTGTTTGAAATAGGTCTACAAAGGGTAAGTGGTAGTAGTACCGTTTATTTGTTATACCCAGACCCATCAAATATAAAAAATAATTAGGAGATAAAAAATGGGATTTAGTGAAATATTTAAAGATAAAAATGAATACAATGAAAAATCAATTATTGGTTTTATGTCTTTCGCAGTAATGACAATCACAAGTATAGTTGATATGGTTACTGGTGCGTTTGGAAACGAATTAGTAATACAAGAATTCATTTACAATTCATTCGTCGTAATCACATTAGGTTGTTTCGGTATCGCAGGTGCTGAAAAAATCTTTGGTGGTAAAAAATAATATAGTTATTTAAAAGGTTTTAAACAAAGGAGTAAAAATGACACAGAATAAATTTCCCACGGAAATCATTGATTTACCGTCGAAGGGATATTTCTATCCAGAAGACAATCCATTAACATCTGGTAAAATAGAAATGAGATATATGACTGCACGAGATGAAGATATTCTTACATCTTCAAACTTAATTCAACAAGGAAAAGCGTTAGACAAACTATTAGAATCATTAATCGTTGATAAAACAATTGACTACAATGATATACTAGTCGGTGATAAAAATGCAATATTAGTTGGAGCAAGAGTATTGGCTTATGGTAAAAACTGTGACTTTAGTTTTATTGATGAGTATGGAGAACAAGTCAAAGGAATAGCAGACTTAACAAAATTAGTTCCACAGAATTATGATTTTTCAAACTATGAAAAAGGAATTAATTCGTTTTCGTATACACTACCGAAAACAGAAAGAATAATAACTTTTTCTATTCCAACACACCAAGACGAAATATCAATGGACATAGAAGTTGAAGCTATTAAAAAAGTATTCAAAAATGATAAGGAAGCTATTAGTCGTGAAAATTCAACAAGATTAAAATACTTAATCAAATCAGTTGATGGAAAAACTGATAGAAAATCTATTAATGAATTTGTAGATAACGAATTCCTTTCAGTTGATTCACTAGCTTTTAGAAATTATGTTGCCGAAACAAGTCCAAATTTGGATTTCAGAATTGAA